ATTTGCAGTATTTGATTCAACTTGGGTCTACCAATACGATAGATTTAACGATAGGTATTGTTGGATTCCTGCAAACGGACACACTGCAGGTATCATGGCAAGAAGTGATTTAATGAGAGATGCATGGGTTTCACCTGCAGGTTTCTCAAGAGGACAATATCTCGGAATCACTAAAATTGCATACAACCCTAAACAGGCGAGTAGAGACGACCTTTATCGTGCAAGAATTAACCCAGTCACAACATTCCCAGGCCAAGGTACAATCCTGTTCGGGGATAAGACTGCACTAACAAGTCCTTCTGCATTTGATAGAATTAATGTAAGAAGGTTATTCATTGTCCTAGAGAAAGCAATATCAACAGCTGCACAAGCACAACTCTTTGAATACAACGATGCATTCACAAGAGCACAGTTTAGAGCTGCGATAGAACCTTTCCTAAGAGACGTGAAGAATAGAAGAGGTTTGATAGACTTCTCAGTAGTTTGTGATGAAACAAACAACACTGATTCAGTCATGGATAGAAACGAATTTGTATGTTCTATCTTTGTTAAACCTGCTCGTTCGATTAACTATATAACTTTGAACTTTGTCGCTGCTAGAAGTGGTGTTCAGTTTGAAGAAATTTATTCAGCAGTTTAACAGGAGTAAGATAAATGTCAACAATAGACCAATTTAAAGCACAATTAATCGGTGGTGGCCCTAGAGCGAACAGATTTAGAGTTTTTCTTCCTAGAAGTGGAGACAAAATCGAGTTTTTAGGAAAAGCTACTCAAATACCTGCTGCTACTCTTGGAGAAGTATTAGTACCATTCAAGGGTACAACATTGAAACTTGCTGGTGACAGAAGTTATGCAGATTGGACTGTGACAATTATCAATGATAATGAATTTAGTGCCAGAACTGCTTTAGAACAGTGGCAACAAGAAATTCAAGGTCACGGGACATCAACAGGTTTAGCGACAACAGACTACTTGTTAAGTAGAGGATTTGTCGAACAGTTAGGTAAAGATGACTCAGTTCTTGCGAGATATGAGTTCTTCAATATGTTCCCTAAAGAAATCGGTACAATCGCATTAAGTTACGAAACTGAGAACGCTTTAGAGGAATTTGAAGTAACATTCTCATATTCTCACTGGGAAAGAGTCATTTAAGTACATTAAAGTACGGTGAATAAGACTATGTTAAGGTCTTATAAATAATAGTATGGATATATTTGGATTTGAAATCACTCGTAAGAAAGACGAGTTAAGAGCCTCAGAGGTCAAAACTCAAAAGAGTTTTGTCCCTCAAGTTGACGATGATGGTACACCCATTGTCGCACAACAAGCAGGGTATATCGCAGGTGGTGCTTATGGTGCCTATGTCGATATGGAAGGTGGTATCAAGAATGAGGTTGAACTTATTCGAAGATACAGGGAAACTTCCTTAGTACCCGAATGCGATGCGGCTATTGAAGATATAGTGAATGAGTGTATCACTTCGGATAGCGCCGATAGGATAGTAACACTCGACCTCAGAGACGTAAAGCTCTCTGATAGCATCAAAAATAAGATGCAAGACGAGTTTTACGCAATCCTATCAATGATGAAGTTCAATCAGAACTCTCACGAAATATTCCGAAAATGGTACATCGATGGAAGAATTTACTTCCATAAGGTAGTTGATAGCAACAGAACCAAAGCAGGTATTGTTGACATCAGACAGGTTGACCCTCTTAAGATTAAGAAGGTTAGAAATGTCGAGACTAAGAAAGACAAGAAAGAAGGTGTAGACATTGTCAAGAAGACGGAAGAATTTTACATTTTCAACGACAAAGGTTTCGACAAGACTGGTACTAATGAAGGTACAACAGTCAGAATTGCACCTGAAGCTGTAACTTATACGACTTCAGGATTGTTAGATTTTAACAAGAATGCAGTTATTGGTTATTTGCATAAGGCATTGAAGACTGCGAATCAGTTATCAATGATGGAAGATGCACTAGTAATCTATAGATTGTCTAGAGCACCTGAAAGAAGGATTTTCTACATTGACGTAGGTAACCTTCCTAAAGCAAAAGCAGAACAATATCTTGCAGATGTAATGAACAAGTATAGAAATAAACTTGTTTACAATGCAGATACTGGTGAAATCAAAGATGATAGAAAACATATGAGTATGTTGGAAGATTTTTGGTTACCAAGAAGAGAAGGTGGTAGAGGAACGGAAATTACAACCTTGCCAGGTGGACAAAACCTCGCAGAAATTGACGATGTAGAATACTTCAAGAAGAAGTTATATCAGTCATTAAATGTTCCAAGTTCTAGAATGGAAGCAGACAATGGATTTAACATGGGTCGGGCTTCAGAAATTTCTAGAGACGAATTGAAGTTTAATAAGTTCACTAACAGACTTCAGAAGAAGTTTGCGAGGTGTTTTACAGACCTTTTAAGAACTCAATTAGTTCTTAAAGAGATTGTTTCGGCAGAAGAGTTTGATAAGTTTAAAGACTTTATTCAATATGACTACACTGCAGACAATCACTTTACAGAATTGAAAGAACAAGAGATTATGAGAGAAAGGTTAGAAGCACTTCAAAATGCTAGTGAATGGGTAGGTAAGTACTTCTCACAAGAATATGTGAGAAAATATATACTTAGACAGACCGAAGAGGAAATCAAGGAAATTGATTCCCAAATCGAACAAGAGAAAGCTGACGGTGCTGATACTGGTGGCGGAGATGGATTTTACGATTCAAATGAAATTGGAGACAAATAATGAGTAAGATAGCGAGAGAAATTGTTGATACTATAGAGACTGGTGAACTTGCAAATGCAAAAGACCTAATTAATCAAGGTATCAAGGAAAAGGCTGCACAAGCAGTAGATTTCAAAAGAGTCGAAACTTCGACTACATGGTCAACCGTTGAGCAAGAAGAAGAAGTAGTAGAAGAAGGTTAGTATGAAGAGTTTTACCACTATGGTAGAAGAGTTAAACGAGGCAAAGTTTAAACTTCCTACAGGACATAAAGAGGTCGATAGAGACAGTGTCAAAGTTAGTGGTAAGAATGTTGACATAGTGTACAGTATACACAAGAATAAAGTACACGCATTTGTCAATGGGGAAAACTTTACAGGAGACTCTCCATATAGAGACCTTAAGACTGCGAAGAAAGAGTTTAAAGACATCAAAAAGATTATGAGAAATATGGGTGAAGAATTTGGTGTAAATATAGAGGAAATAATAAATGAAATTAATAGCAGAGTTTAACGAAACAATATCACCCGTAATTACGGAAGCTGCGAATGGTAAGAAAGAATACTTCATTGAAGGTGTATTCATGCAGGCAGATATTAAAAACCGTAACGGTAGAGTCTATCCTAAGTCCATTATGGAAAAGGAAGTTAACCGATATAAGAAGGAGTTCGTAGAAAAAGACCGTGCATTCGGTGAACTCGGACACCCTGAAGGCCCTACTATTAATTTGGACAAAGTATCCCACTTAATCCAGTCTCTTGACCTAGAAGGTAAGAACTATGTGGGTAAAGCAAAGGTTTTAAGTACTCCAAACGGAGAGATTGTAAAAGCTCTCATCAACGATGGTGCAAAACTCGGAGTATCTTCTAGAGGACTTGGTTCACTAGAACAAAAGGGTAATGCACAATATGTGAAGGACGATTTTCAACTTGCAACTGCAGGTGACATAGTCGCAGACCCTTCTGCTCCTGAGGCATTTGTCGAAGGAATAATGGAAGGTGTTGAGTGGATTATGGAAAATGGTATCCTCACAAGAGTTCAAGTTGAAACTATGAAAGAACAATTACGTTCTGCTAAGAAGAGTCAACTTGAAGAAACAAAGTTAAATCTATGGAAAAGGTTCGTTGAGAGTCTATAACATATAAATAAAATAAAGTAATACAAATAAGTATTAAAACAGGAGAAAAAAATGGCAGAGTTAGAAAATAACCTAGAGACTACTGAGGAAGTAGTTGAGACTATAGAAGAAGGTCAACAACCTGATTCTAAGTCTGAAAAAGGTGATAAGAAACCAGTCAAACAAGGTTCATCCGATGCTGAATCAATAGAAGCAGGCAAAGCGGAAGTCGTCCCAGTTGAAAC